TCTCAAAAGGGCGGATATAAGCGACGCACGTCAGATACTTTTATTAAAGGTGACCCGTGGGAGATGAAGAACCCCGCCGGCGACACCGATAAGACAGTCAAGAACCAGATGAAGAAGGCCGTCGGAAAAGAAGCCGGTACCGCGCAAAGCGATAGGCTCATCATAAGCAACGTCAGGAGCGATCGCTCGGTGGAGCAGATGGTTATAGACGTTAAGAGTCTTTTCGAGGACGGAAGATTCGTTGAGATTAGCGAAGTTCTTATTGTCGGAAGAGACGGCGATATCGTGCGAGTAAAAAGATGAGCCGATAGGTCGTTCCCTGAATTAACCGGGCGCTCTATCGGCTCAAATTAAGTATACATCATCTGGAGCGCGCCGCATCCACTCGTTCCGAGTAGGTCGGCATAAGGCTGTTAAGCCTTCGAATTAATAATGCCTAAATGAGAATGGAGCAAGCCGATGAAAGCCATGATCAGCCAGCCGATGGCGGGAAAGACCGATGGTCAAATCGAAGGGGACCGCAACCGGGCTATTGCTGAGTTGGAAGGCCGCGGATACGAGGTTGTCAACACATCGTTCGCCGACGAATGGTATAGCGAGCCGTGTATGAAAGAGCGCGGCGTGGTGAACATCCCGCTATGCTATCTCGCGAAGTCGATCGAGCACATGTGCCTCGTCGACGCCGTCTACTTCGTCGATGGCTGGCAAGAGGCGCGCGGATGCCGGATCGAGCACGATGCCGCAGTCGCCTATGGCGTGAAGCGCATCTACGAATAACACCGCTGATAAAAGCGACCCCGCACGGGAGTCGCTTTTTTCATAACGAGCCGTCTCGACCGAGGCGGTTTTTTCATGCCCGCACGGGCAGGACGACGCGCCGCACGGCGCGGGAAAGGGGTCTTTATGACCGCACAGCAGGAACCGCAGACCAAGGCGACGGAGCCGCACGGCGCCGCGGAAACGGAGCCGCAGGCTCCAGAACCGCAGATCGACTGGAAAGCGGAAGCGCGGAAATGGGAGCAGCGCGCCAAGGAG